TCCAAAAGACTGCAGCTGATTGGGCCCCGACGTTAAGCCCAAGGCTCGTGGCAGGCCTCCAAGCCCAGGATCTAGACTCACGCACCTACGGGTGCTGTCCGGACGTCCTCAGGGTACATATGACCTGATTGCTAACCAGGGTTAGTATGTACTTGGCGCCACTAACAGGTGAAGATTCCTGCTCTGGACCTTTCTTCGACGACATGGGCATAGCTAACAGCCATCCCCTGTAGCGGAGGGCTAGCACCCCGCCCGTTCCAGCGTCCTTGGAGTTCGGTCTAACCAATAAGCACTACGAACTACTAAAGCTATGAACTTCAACAATTCGCAGTGGCTGTTATGGTTAAAAGGCTTATTACTAGTGCTTAGCAAGATTTTCTTCAGCATCCTCGGGTTGATTGTATTCCTATTCTTAGGAGTATTTCCACTCGCGTGTGCTGTCTTCTACTATACATTCATCGCTGCCGGCGAAGCCCTCACCATCCTTGTCGAACAAGGAGGTTGGGACAAGGCCAAAGTGGTCCCGGTTCAGGGAGGACTTTTCTTCAAGAAATTGTCCGCCTTCAAGCCGAAGGCCATTGACATGCGATGGATGACGGTAGGAGAGCTAAGACCATTAGTTCTTCGCCTAGTCCGTATCCTCGGAGCTCAACCTGCACTGTGGATGGTGCTAGCGGAGCGTATCGTTCGCCTTTGGCGGCTAAGTGGAACACGTTTCACAATTGCCTACCTAAAGGAGTGCCGATTAGCTCTTCTAGCTTTTGCGAACAGTCGCTCTTATATTCCAAACCCTGGGGTAAAGATGCGATTGTCTCGCGGTGGGATCCCTCGGGTCATCCCAGCGGGGCTTCGCCCCACTGGTCTGTCAACTTTGACAGACAAGATGACCTTTCGTGGTCTCCACACCGTCTTTAACCTATACAGGGTTATGGACTGGAAGGGTGCAAAACCTGACTTCTCTTCGATCACCTCACCGTTTTCGGGGGTAAGTCAAACACTCTTCGATCAGGAGATCGTGGCCGTATTAAAGAACTTTACCTTGCCTACATTCCATCTTGGGTATGTAGTGCCTTGGGTAAATGTTTCTTCAGGGCCTAATCATCCCTGGTCCCTTTGGGGTTCTGCGAAAGACAGTCTAGGGTACGCCCTAAACCCACTAATTTTAGTGGTGTTTAGCGTGTACTCCTGGGCAAGCGGACAACGATTATTAGCCTTATGGTTAATTATCGTATCGCACTTACTACTGCCAGTCGCTCTAATCCTTCGGTATCGAGGAATGCGATTCCCGTTAGGACGGCTTTCCGTTCTAGCGAAAGATGGGGGAGGGAAGCGTCGAATCGTCGGGGTGGTTGACTATTGGTCCCAATGGGTCCTCCGGTCATTACACCTCTTCTTGTTCGACGCTCTCCGCCGGATCCCTCAGGACGGGACATTTGATCAGATGGCCCCAATTGGGCCTTTACTGGACTATGCCCGCCTTGGGTATCCTTCCTTCAGCTTTGATCTATCGAATGCGACAGATCGTCTCCCGGTGGCTCTTCAAGAGCAGATTCTTCGGATTCTGTCCGGGTCGTGGTTGTTGGCATGGTCCTGGCGTCAGTTAATGACGCTTCGATCATACACCAACCCGGCCTGCGGCGCGATTAAGTACGCCGTTGGACAGCCGATGGGAGCACTTTCTTCCTGGGCGATGCTTGCAGTAACCCATCACATTGTGGTGCAAGTTGCTGCGTATCGAACGGGTTGGAAGGGATGGTTTCCGTTGTATGCCCTCTTGGGGGATGACATCGTCATCCTCACCAAGAGTGTAGCCGACGAATATGTGTCCATTATGCGATACTTAGGGGTCCCTATTAACCAAGGTAAATCAATTATCTCGGATAAGGGACTCATTGAGTTCGCTAAGCGGGTAGTGTCTCCACATGTTGGTGACCTATCTGGGATTTCCGGGCGGGAGCTATTACGCTTCACTCGGAGTTCTGGCCACGCCATCGATTTGTTTACACATTTGATGGACCTTGGTCTTATCGTCTTTCCCAATCAGGGGTTAGAGATGGGTCGTCGTCTTGGGCGAAGTTTATCTTCGATCCCAGTACGAATGATCCTTGCTAGCGCATATATGCGCAGTCGCCTATCAGGAGTATGTTGTATTCCGTCCAGCGCTTGGCCAGATGATTGGTTTCGTGTACTCCATGGGACTGAAATTGCCCGCGCCGCTGTCGCTACAGCGGAACATGCTATCATCGCCAATAAGGCGGTGACGGCAGCGGATAATTTCTACGACCGCGCACTTGATGAGATGAAAACGTTCCTATTGTGGCAATGGGTACGTTATCCCCTCTTCAAGGGGGCGCTAGGTGGGTTTCTCTCAATCCCACTGGTGCTCATCTCCCCGGCCTTTTGGGCCCAGCTATATTCCCTGTGTGTTGCTGTCACCGAGGGTTTTACGGTCCGTAAAGACATACGATGGCAATACGGCCCATATATTAACCTCGATGACATCAAGTGGTATGTGCAAAAGGTTTGGCATCCTCTTCCCCTGGTAGAGCAAAAGCCCTTACCAGGGTTAGAGTATGACCTCCCTAAGCGCATGACGGCTAGAGTCACGGTAGCGGAGACTGTCCAACTTGTTAAGCTTGCACGCGGTAAAGCGCGTAACTTAGCCAGTTGGATGACCGAGCTACAGACCCCGCCTGTCCACATTACAGGTTTAGCTCTTCCTGCTCCTCACACCCCTAGCAAGGGTGCCGAGATGTAAGGAGAGGAGTAGGCCCTCGCCCTTAGGGGCGAGGAGGTACGGGCGAT